AAGAGCAGCGGCAAAGCGTGTTCAATCCATTATTCCTACGCTTGCGGCACGCGTTGAGGCAGAGTCATGACCAGCACTTACAACGATGTTCGTGCTGTTATTGAAGGGCGTATTGCTACTGAAATGGCAAGCTCGCCAGCTATTCCGGTCGTTTATGCCAACTCGTCTTTTACCCCTCCTAATACAGATAGCTGGCTTCAGGTGCAGCTTCAATTTAACGACAACGCATATTTCACATTGCAAGCCCCAACAACAGGCTTCAACCGTCAAACAGGGATTGTTTTAATCAACATCTTTACCAAAGCAGGTGTCGGGGCAGGGGCGAACTACACCATTGCTGAGCGTGTCAAAGACCTTTTTGATCGCGTCACTGTCAACAGCGTCACCTTTGACCCTGCCTCTGGACCCTTGACAATTACGCCTTCCGCTCCTGAGAGTTATTTCCAAACTCAGGTCAGCGTAACTTTTGACGCCTACTTACAATAAGCTAGAAAGCCACTACCGTTTAACACTATGGCTACTGTTCTGTCCGGTACGTCCGGCGCTCTTTATTACAAGCCTGCTGGAACCGACAGCACGTTTAAAGCCGCAAACGTCACCAATGCCAGCGACACGATTGTTGTTGGTACTTTTTTGAATTTCAAGGTCAATGACAAGGTTACGTTTGGAACCGGCACTGGCGGCACTTTGCCTGGGGGCATAACTGCGAGCACTCCTGTTTTCGTCAAGACCTACACCGCTTCTACTGGGGCAGCAACGTTTTCTGCAACAGCAGGCGGTTCTGTGCTCGCCCTGTCGAACGACGGTACTGACGGCACTACGCCGTTCACGATTAAGTTCTCTGAATTTCAATCAGTAGGCGACGTTCGTGAATGGTCGTTTGAAGTGACTCGCGAAGAGATTGATGTAACCAGCATCGGTGGAACGCTTGGCCAAAACGCACCGTTCCGCAGCTTTGTCACTGGCTTTGCTGATGGCACCGGTTCCGCCACTGTTTACACTACTGACGACGACACAACCATTGCAAGTCGTTTGATTGAGGATGTGATTCAGCGCAAGCAGGTTGGTGCAACCTTCAAGCTTTACACCGACCTTGTGTTGTCGGGGACTTCCCCAGACGACGCTACAAGCCGTTCAATTGAGTTCCAGGCTGTGTTGACCTCTGCAAGTTATGGCGTAACGCCAGACGATGCTCAGAGCGTAGAAATCTCATTCCGACCCTCTGCAGCTCCAACTTTCGACTTCGCCAAGTCCTAAGTTCAGGCAACATATTCTTCAGCCCTTGGCTTGTGCCAGGGGCTTTTTTATGTGTAAGCTGTCAACGAATAGAGATTATTTTTTGTGCCTAGTGCTCTTGATCAGCTAAAGAAAGCCGCCAACTTGCAACCAGTTAAAAAAGTTGTTGTCTTGTCTGATGGCTCAGAGTTTGTGTTTTGGCGTTCTCCGTTAACAATGGCGGAGCGCGAACGTGCTCAAAAAGGATCTAACGACGACACGAACGCATTTGCGCTGCAGCTTTTAATTCTTAAGGCGCAGGATGAGGAAGGCAAGCGGCTTTTTCAGTTGGGCCAAGCAGCAGAGCTTAAAACCGATGTTCGAGACGCTGATTTGCAATCCTTGATGCTTGCGGTTATCGAAGAGGACAGCTCGGAGGCGGTTGACCCAAAAGGCTGAAGGCTGAACTAAAAAAAGATAATTTATTGCGGCTTCAGCTAGGCGTTGCAAAGGAGCTTGGTTACAGTTTGGCAAGGCTTAACCAAGAGGTGACGCTGGAGGAGCTTTTGATCTGGTCGGCTTATTTCGACCTGTTAAACGAAGAGCAAGAAGCGGCGATGAAGAAAGCAAAGCGCGGGCGCTAAACTCAAGGCAATCAATGGGCAGCTATGTCGGTCGTCGCGGAGGTAGGCGTACAGCTAAACACTAGAAGAGCTGTAAATAATCTTCGACAGCTTGAAAGTGCGACTCAAAAATCGTCTAAAGCATTTAACGCGATGGGTCTTGCCTTAAAGGCAATTCCTTTTATTGGCCTTGCAGACGCCACTCGGCGTTTTTTCAAAGGTTTTGCAGAAGCTGATAAAGCGAGAGCAGCAGTCAGGTCTCTTGGTGTTGACGCGGGTGTTTTAGAGCAAAAGCTGTTAAAAGTTAGCAATAGTCTTGGAGGATTGGTTGGGCAAACAGAACTTACGACTGCTGCCTATGACGTAGCGTCTGCTGGATTTACAGACGCGGGTCAAGCTGCTGAGATCTTGGAAGCATCAGCCAAAGGTGCTGTTGGCGGCCTGTCTGATTTAAACACAGTTGCAGACGCAACAACTTCTGTTTTAAATGCTTACGGACTGTCATCGGACAAGGCTGGAAAGTTAGTTGATGGTTTTATACAAACTCAGAACGACGGCAAGATTGTTGTAGCTCAATATGCCGCACAAATTGGTCGAGTGGCCCCAATTGCTGCTGCAGCTGGTGTTGGAATTGAAGAGTTAAACGCTGCAATTTCAAGCGTCACGGCAACAGGCGTTCCAGTCGAATCTACTTTTGCCGGATTAAGACAAGCAATTGCTAGTGTCATCAAGCCGACAGATGAGGCAAAGAAAACATCAGCAGCTTTAGGAATTGAATTTACGTCTGCTGCGATCAAAGCAAAAGGGTTTGGTGGGTTTTTGCAAGAGGTTGTTGACAAGACTGGCGGTAGTGAGGTCGCTTTAACAAAGCTATTCGGCAGTGTGGAAGCGGTGGCAACAATTTTGCCATTGGCTAACGACAACCTTGATTCATTTAATCAAAACCTTAAGAATCAAGCCGATGCGGCTGGTGCAGCAGATAAAGCGACTAAATTATTGGGTGGCACTGTTTCTGCACAAGCTACAAGCATTATTAACAACATTGGCAATGTTGCAAGGCAACTAGACACAGTGCTAGGCCCTGCTTTAAAACGTATTCTGAAAGGATTAAATGATATTATTAGCGCAGCAAGTAAAGCAATTAGCAAGCTTGGAGATTTGACAACCGGGGAGTTAGAAAGAGCGAGCGCAAGTTTTCAAAGCTTTAACAGAGTGTTGCTTGGTTCAGAAAGCGGTTTGAACGACATTAAAAACGCGGTCCAAGCCTTAAATCCGGCAATAGCTAGAAGCAATGAACAACTTGACAGAATGCAGGGCGCTTTGAATCGTGCTGGCAATGCTGCGAGATTAGTTGGCCCAAACGCTGCTTCAGGGATGGTGAAACTAGCAGAGGAGACTCAAGGAGCAATCCTTGCCATTGAAAGATTAATCGCTAAACGCCGAGAAGCTCTAGGCGCTGCTGGTGCGCAACCAGGGGGAGCCGGAGATGTTGTTGACCTTGAAATTGAAGCACTAAGAAAAAGGATTGAAGCGCTTCTTGCCGCGCAAGATCTTGGCAAGGTCAAAAGCAGCGGCTTGGATCAAGATGAAGCAGAAAATACAGAAAATGTTATGAAAGAAATCGTCAAATTAACAAATTTGCAACAATTAGCAGCCGTTCGCTTAGTGGATGCACGCCGCGATGAAAACCATTTCTTGCAATTAACTTTAGACAAAGGAAAAGAATTTTCAGACGTTACCCGAGAAGTTACGGATTTAGTCACAAGAGGAGGGCTGTCGTTTAACGAGGCATTTGACCTTGTAAAAGCAAACAGGGCGTTAAAAGAGCAGCTCAATTCTGCTGAACAGATAAATCAAAAACAAAAAGAGATAGCTGACACAATTAAAAGCAATGTTGTTGGCGCTATACACAGCGCAATTGATGGTTCGAAGACTCTTTCTGAATCATTTAGCAGTTTACTAAAACAGCTTGCCATGATGATTGTCAAGCAAAAGGTTATTGGTAATTTTGCAAGCATGGGAGGCGGCGGCTTGCTTGGCCTTATTCCAGGGTTTGCAAATGGAGGCCGCCCGCCAGTTGGTAAGCCTTCAATCGTGGGGGAGCGCGGCCCTGAGCTATTCGTTCCAAACACTTCTGGCACAATCGTTCCAAATGGAAAATTCGGTGGCGGAGGTGGAGCGACAAACGTTGTCGTTAACGTTGACGCCAAAGGCAGTTCCGCTTCAGGCGACAGTGGTGCCGGTAAACAGCTTGGAGGGTTGATTGGAGCGGCTGTGCAGGCAGAATTGATCAAGCAACAACGACCTGGAGGCTTATTGTCCCGCTAATGAGTACCTTCCCCGCTTTTGACCCTGCACCAGGGATGACCAAACAAAGCGCACCACAAGTGCGTTCAATTGCTTTTGGCAGTGGTTATAGCCAGCGAGCAACGTTTGGCATCAACCAAGATCCCAAGATCTATAACCTGACTTTTCGGGTGTCTGAGACGGAAGCTGACACTATCGAAACATTTCTGGATGCTCGCGGTGGGGTCCAGAGTTTTGACTACACACCACCAGGCGAAGCGGCTAGCAGCAAATTTCTTTGCCAACAATGGACAAAGACAATTTCTTTTATTGATCGAGCTGAAATTAACGCTACTTTCGTTCAAGTATTTGAGACCTAATGGCTTATCCCTACGCCTTACATAAGTGGATAGACAACACGGCGTTTGCGGTTGGCGACGTTGTTCGAGCTAATCCTGCAAAAGACAACACGCTTGCTTTTAAGTGCGTTAAAGCTGGAACGACAGACACTCTTGACACTTACGCCGAATTTCCTAATCAAGAGCCGTCGTTTCCGTTCAAGATTACGCAAGAACTGATTGACGGGACATGCACTTGGGAAGCATTTGAACCGTTAGCAGAAGAGCTGCTTCGCCTTGCGCCAACAGCGGTTATTGATTTGTTTGAGGTTTATCTTACGCCAGCAATCAATGATGGGCCTGAAATTGTTTTGCGTTATCACGCAGGAAAGAACGGTTTAACAGAAGATATTAAATTTGGCACTGAAACATACCCAGCCGTGCCAGTTGAGGTTGATGGGTTTGAGTTTTCAGCAAGGGGAACTTTACCTAGACCAACACTAAAAGTTGCAAACGTAAACAACGCGATTACGCTTTTGATGCTGACGTACAATCCGTTAGGCGCAAAGGTCCAGAGAATTCGTACATTTGCCAAATTTATTGACACGACTAACTTTAACCAACCAGTGCCTTTTGCTGTTGAATCAGATATTGCCGACGCTTTGACAACAGAAGGCGGCAATTCTTTGATTATGCAAACACCAAACGATACTGCTGACCCTAATGCAAAAATTGTTGAGACTTGGTACATCGATCGAGTGTCTGGCGAGAACCAGCAGTTTGTTGAGTTTGAACTTGCGCCAAAGATTGACTTGATTAATGTAAGCTTGCCACGCAGGACAATTGAAGAGTTCTGCCCTTGGAAGTACAAGGGTAAAGAATGTGGTTACGTTGGAGATAATTGTTTTACCGTAAACGATGCCTTCATTCCAAACGATCAAAAAATTATTGAAAACGGAGAAGTGACCAACGATATATGTGGAAAGCGCTTATCGAGTTGCCAAAAAAGATTTGGCACTGAAAATGATTTGCCTTATGGCGGTTTCTATGGAGCAAGACTTCAGGCTTAATGCGGAAAAGCACGCCAAGACTGTTTGCCCTAACGAAGCATGTGGTCTGGTTGTAAACGGGCGGTACTTCCCTTGCAAAAATATTGCGTTAGATCCGACTACAGATTTTGCAATTAATCCTGCTGACTATGCTCGTGCCATGTTTGCTGGCAAGATTGAAGCTGTAGTGCATTCGCATCCACAAGGCACACCAGTCAGTGATCATGATCGAAAAGCTTGCACTCAAACCAAGATCCCCTGGTACGTTTATTCCGTGCCAGATCATCAATGGTTAACTATCAAGCCTTGTTAGGCCGTCAGTGGGATTACGGCAAGACTGATTGCTATTCCCTGCTTCGCGAGTATTACGGGTTACTTGGGATTGATCTGCCGGATTTTCCGCGTCCTGAGTCGTTGGAGCGTACAGAAAGCATATTTTTCAAGCACGCAAAAGCTATTGGCTTTAAGCCGGTGCTTTTTGAAGACCGTTGCAACCATGACGTTTTAATCATGCGGCTTGGCACAAGAAATCCAATGCACGCGGCAATCTACGTCGGAAGGGATAAGATCCTGCACCAGCGAATGAACAGCCTGAGTGCTTTAGAGCCTTTAAACCGTTACTATAGGCAAAGCGTTGCGGCAGTTTTTCGCCATGCAGCTAGTTCTGTTGGCGGGTGAGCTGGGCGAGAAGTACGGCCAGGAGCACGAGTATTACAACCTTCAGACGCCTGCTGATGCAATCAAGTTGCT